CCAGCAAGCGATTATGGATCATTTACCCTCTTGGTTCGTGAGTTTACTGACACCGATCAACGCCCAGTTGTATTGGAGTCTTTTAATAACTTAAACTTAGATCCAGATTCTTCAAACTACATTGCAAGACGAATTGGTGACAAATACAGAACTGTATCCGATCTAGGAGTAGTAACAGTTAACGGCGATTATAACAACGTTTCACAATATATTTATGTTGAATGTGTAGATGACGTTACTAATAAAGCAATATCTCCTAATGTTAAGCCCTTTGGTTTTGATGCTTATGTTCAACCAATATCATCGTCAGTTAGCTTCCCAACAGCGTCTTTTACTACGCAAGACACTAGCATCAACGGCGCTTATAATAAAAAAGCATATTACGGACATGATTTTGCCTTAACGGCTGATAACAATAATTTCTTATTACCACTTGCACACGGCACAGCGCAAATGGCTAGCAACGACTTTAACTTAGATGAGTGTTTTGTTCACCCAAGTGCTTCTGCAGTTGATGGTAACACCACAATAGCAGCAGGAAACAGTATATCCGGATCCACTTTTGCAGGTGTTGACATTTCTAATATATTGAAATTCAATGTAGGCTTTCAAGGTGGATTTGATGGAGACGACCCAGCCATAACTAAAAAAGTAGGCGCTGCTATTGTACCAAGCAACATGTGTGGATTAAACTGCACTATAGCATCTTCTCCAGGATCAGTAGCTTATATTAAAGCGCTTAGCACAATAGCAAACTCAGAAGAAATAGATGTAAACCTTATAGCAGTTCCCGGAATCAACGTAGCTGATCACTCTGCAGTTGTAAATAAAGTAATTGAGGTAGCTGAAGACAGAGGTGATGCATTTGCAGTTATTGATCCAATTAGCTACGGAAACACACTTGGTGCTGCAGTAAACGCAATTACACAAGCTGGATTAGACACAAACTATGCAGCTGCTTATTGGCCATGGGTTAAGATACTTGACACAGATAGAAACAAACCAGTATGGGTACCACCTTCGGTAGTATTACCACGAGTGTTTGCTAACACAGACAATGTAGCTTATGAGTGGTATGCACCAGCAGGTTTAAATAGAGGTGGTCTTCGTGAAGTAGTAGATATTGAAAAAAGACTATCACAATCAGATCGTGATGACTTATATGAAAATAGAATAAATGCTCTAGCAACCTTCCCTAACCAAGGAGTTTGTGTATGGGGTCAAAAAACACTACAAGCTGCTCCAAGCGCATTGGATCGCATTAACGTACGAAGATTACTAATCGCGTTAAAGAAGTTTATTGCAAGCTCATCAAGATACTTAGTGTTTGAGAACAATACAACTGAAACACGTCAACGATTCTTAAACATTGTGACACCTTACTTAGAAACAGTAAAATCTCGTCAAGGAATATATGCTTACCGAGTAGTTATGGATGAAACTAACAACACTCCTGATGTAATTGATAGAAATCAAATGTACGGACAAATATTTATTCAGCCAGCAAAGTCTGCAGAATTTATTATACTAGATTTCAACATATTACCAACTGGAGCAACTTTTGACAACGCTTAATATTTATTAGAAAAGAGATATGGCTAATTTAATTGAAAATGACAAAATATTCTATACCAACTACGAACCAAAGGTACAGAACAGATTTATCCTAGAAATCGATGGTATTCCATCTTTTTTATGCAAAAAAGTATCTCGTCCCCAATTGGAGTGTGGTGAGGTTGTATTAGATCACATTAACATCATCCGCAAGATGAAAGGAAAATGTAAGTGGGGTGATATTACAATCACAATGTACGATTCAATTGTGCCTTCTGGAGCACAAGCCGTAATGGAGTGGGTTAGAACAGCACACGAATCTGTAACTGGCCGTGATGGTTATGCAGATTTCTATAAGAGAAACTTCGATATCTTTGTACTAGGTCCGGTAGGAGACAAGATTGAAAACTGGAAGATTTGGGGTGCTTACATTAAGACAGCTCAATTCGGAGACATGGACTGGTCTACAGAAACACCGGTAGAGATTTCATTAACATTAGGAATAGATTACGCAGTACTTGAGTATTAATAAGTATTGAAATATCCAAACAAATGAAATTATCACAATTTAGAAAACTAATCCGTGAAGAGGTTAGAAAAGTGGTTAATGAAAGCCAAGACAAAATTATTGGTATTGGGGATAGCGCAGCCCGTGCATATGGTATGGACATGGAAGAACTCCAAAACGATGTTGAAGATGAGTATAACTTTGCAAAGTATCGTGAGGGTATCGACTATGAATGGAATATAGCTAGAGGTGATGATTTCCCACACGCAATAACTATTAAGAACGCAAGCATGATTAGTGATCCAAAAGTAAAGGAGTTTTTGGATTGGATAGGAGAGTCAAGAGTAAAAGGATACCAATAAATTAAAAAACTAACAATCAACAAGTTAAAAAAGCCAACCCTAAAAAGTTGGCTTTTTCTTTTTCCGTGTATATTTATAAGAGAATTAAAAGTTATTAATCTATTATTAAATCTATGAGCAAAGTCGTATCCGATGATTATCCAAATCAAGCACCACTTTCAGACGCTGAATTAAAAGCTAAAGTACTAGCAACTCAAACAAACACAGGAACTCCTACAGAATTTACTACTCAAGGAGAGTCAAGTGCTGTACCAACTGAAGTAATACCACTACCAAGTAAGGGAAGGTTTTATCCAGAAGGACATCCACTAAGATCTGGCACTATTGAAATGAAGTATATGACTGCTAGAGAAGAGGATATTCTAGCATCTCAAAACCTTATTAAACAAGGAGTTGTTATTGACAAGTTGTTACAATCGTTGATTGTTACTAAAATTAATTACAACGACCTATTGACAGTCGATAAGAATGCTATCTTTATAGCAGCTCGAATATTAGCTTATGGAGAAGAGTATAGTGTTAGCATTACATGTCCAAACTGTACAGAAAAAGCAACAAACACCATAGACCTGCAGCAATTTTCTGAAAAAGAAATTGATTGGACTACTTTTGTTGATGGTGAAATCTATCATAAGTTTACATTGCCAGTAACTAAAAACGTATTAACACTTAAAATGCTGACTCATGGTGATGAAAAAAACATTGAAGAAGCATCTAAGATGTATAAAAAAGCTAACAAAACACAGGGTGTCGATCGTGACCTAACAACAAGATTAAAGCAAGTTATTGTAGCAGTTGATGAAAACACAGACACTAACTTTATCAATAAGTTTGTAGATAGTATGTTTTCTAGAGACTCACTTTCCCTGCGAAATCACTTAAAAAAAGTAACACCAGACATTGATACGACATTTGATTACGAATGTCCTCACTGCAATCACGAGATGGCAAATATGCAGTTGCCAATTGATGTAGGATTTTTTTGGCCTGGGGTCTGATTACAAGGCCCACCTGTACGACCAACTGTTTGATCTTATGTATTACGGAAAAATGGGCTGGTCATGGACAGAACTCTATTCTCTACCAACACACATCAGAAACTACTATTATAGAAAGTTGGCTGATGTTAAGGAAAAAGAACATAAAGCGGAACAAGCAGAAGTTGATAAAGCTAAAGCAGGATCGCGTCGAAGATAGTATGAGCCAGTATATTTTACTGGCTTTTCTTTTTACTAAACTATTTATACAAAAGCCCTTTCATGAAAGCAAACAAACAAACATTAAGAGAAGCAATTCGAGCATATATTAAAAAAACGCTAAAAGAAGATCCACAAGCAGACGCTGAGTGGATGGTAGACAAGATCACTACAGCCTTAGACGCCGCAACTAACAAAGACAAAGATTATCAGTACGCAGCTGCCTTTAATAGCGATAAATTTAAGCAGTTAGCTCAGGATCTAAAAAAAGAAAAACAAGATGAGCAAGTGTTAAAAGAAACTTTTTTAGACTGGTTAGCAGGTGGAGCGGAAAAATACGGTCGTGGTATTATTGATCGAAGAGCTGGTTATCTTACTCAAGCAATGAAGTCAGATCCTAAACTAGCTCAAATGGCTAGAAACGCCGGTATGAGTGGTCACGATTTTGAAAGTAAAATGTACTCTATTATGAAGAGTGATACAAAGTTTTTAAAAGCATTAGCTACACAAAGATATAGAGAATAATAAATGGCAAACAACCAAGGTGCAGGGGGCGGAGGTGCCCCAGATCCAAATGCAGGTAGAGGTCTTCGCGACAACTTAGTATCTTCTGAGCTTGCTGCAAGAGAGCTTTCTCAAGACTTAGGCTATGCACTTGAAAATCTTGCAAAGGCACAAAAGGCATTAGAAAAGCAAGCTAAGTCGTATGCTGGACTAGTAGGGAGTAGCCAACTACTTAATTATTTAGCAAAAGACAACTTAAAATTTGCTCAAGACCTCACACAAATGTATGAGAATGAGACTCAGGTGTCTAATGATGTTCTCTTAAAAAGAAACATGATAGGTACTCAACTACAAGGTGAGTACGCTCAGTTACTAACAACTTACATGTTAGAAAACGAAATTACCGATGTTAATGACAATAAAGTTCAATTACTAATTAAGCAGCTCAAGCACAGGCAAGAGGCAAATGAAAAACTTACAGAAGAACGAGACTTGTATGAGTCAATTGCTTCACAAATGCTTGAAATACGAGAAGAAGCAGATTCTTATGGAAAAAAGTTAAAAGGAGTACTAGCAACAGCTCGAGCAATTGGAAACGACCCAAAAACACTAGGCGCGTTTGCTTTAAATCAAGGAATTGAGGCAGTTGAAAAATTAAACCATGGAATGCATGAGTTTCACGAAATGGGAATGACTGGAGGTCAAGCTTTGGAAGCTCAAATGCAATCACTCTCAGTAGCATCACTAATGGGGCTATCAGATACTAAAGGTGCAATACAAGG